ATGGAGGCCGTTCTGGCCTGCGACCCGCGCGACCGCATCCCGCTGATGGAACGGTTCATCGAGGCCATGCGGCCCGGCGATCCCCTGCCCCCTTTTATGGGCATCATGGCATCAGCCCGAGATTGGGCAGCCTGGGCCAGCCGCGCCGAACTGAAAGCCTATGCCCTGGCCTGCTATGAGGCCATGAGCGGGCGCGATCAGATTGCCTTCCTCGAACATATCAATCGGAGGGCAGCGGCATGAACACGCAAACCCTGCCATCGGTTGACGAACTGATGTGGTCCTGGCCGACCGTTTGCAAGGCGGCAAAGGACGAATGGGCAAGGGGCTTCGCCTTGTCCATCGCCAAGCAGTCCAAGCGCAGGAACTGGAAGCCTAGCCCCAAGCAACATGCGCTGATGATGCGCATGGTGAACGAGGTCTATCGGGACCGTGGCGACTTCGACGGCACTGACGACTTCCCGCTGATCGAGGACTGACAAACCCCTGCCCCCGCGTCACGGGCGCGGCGCGGGGGCTTCAATCCATCGAAGCAGACCGGACCATGAGCCGGGCATATTCCACCATCCGCCCTAGCTTCTGACCGCCGAGCGAAATCAGCGGGGAATGACGATCCGGGGACTACCCCAACCCGGCAGGACACCGGCACATTCTAGGCCCTGCCAGAAACGCGACACTTAACCCACCGGCATGGGACCAAGCCAATGCGGCAAGGAAGCTGACCGGGGACCGGACAGGGAGGCATCCCACCGGGGCAGGATCAAAGCCTGCGGGACAGCGGCTGGCCCCCGTCATCGGGCATCGCGTGGATACGGATCGAGGAAGCCGAATGTCTGTCCTCTGCATGTCGGGGGGACAGTAGCGGGGACCGGCTATTGCCTCTCGCACAGTTGCGAACCATTCGCAACTAGACTACACTAGAACAAACCGAGGACAAGCAGATCATGCGTTACACTCGCACCCCAATCGCCACGGCTGACCCGTTCGACCTGAACGCGGTGAAGAACCATGTCCGCGTTGACGGCACCCACGACGACGCGGCGCTTGCGATGATGGCCCGCGCCGCTGCCCGTGAGATTGAGGCGCATTCGGAACTGGCCCTGCTGCGGCAGTTGATCACTGTAACAGTTGAAGCTGAGGGCGAGGCTATCCCCCTGCCCTGCGGTCCTGCCCTGTCCGATGCAACAGTGACGGTGGACGGGCTGCCTCTGGTCACTGGCCTGACCGGCGGGCGCTATCCCGTGCTGCACCTGCCCGATGATATGCGCGGCGCTGCTGTCGTGGTCTATGAGGCGGGCTTTGGGGATACGGCAGACAGCATCCCGGCTGACCTGCAACTGGCGATCATGGATCAGACGCTACGGACTTATGACGTGCGCGGCGATGCCGAGGCCGCGCAGGGGCTATCACTAGCAGCGTCCCGCATCGCAGCCCGCTATCGCAGGGTGGCGGTGTGACGGCGGCAGCGACCAAGGCGAAGGGGCGCAAGGGGCAGGCTGCATCTGGTCCCAATGCCCGGACTTCCGCAAAGCCTAAGGACCGGCGGCGGACTGTTCTTCGCGCGCGTTCTGACGATCCAGCGGCCAAAACGCTGGACTTCATCCGGTCCCTGCGGATCCCCGAGGGGCCGTTGCACGGGCAGAATTTCAGCCTGGCACCCTTTCAAGAGGACTTCATTCGGGGCGTTCTGGCACCGGACACAATGACGGCGATGCTTTCCGTTGGCCGGGGGCAAGGCAAGTCGATGCTGTCTGCGGCTCTGGCCCTGGCGCACCTGATGGGCGTGTCTGACGATCAGCCAAGGCGGCAGGTGATTATCGCGGCCCGTGTGAAGGAACAGGCGCGGATTGCCTGGGAATATGTGCAGGCCATCGTTCTGCAACTGCCCGAGGAAGAACAGGCGCTGTTCACCTTTCGGCAGGCACCCCGGCTGGAAATCAGCTATGACGGCAACGGCGGCGGCATGATCCGGGCTGTGGCTGCGGATGCCAAGAACCTTCTGGGCCTGTCTCCGACGCTCATCATCGAGGATGAATTTGGACACTGGCACCCCGACAAGGGGATGCAGCTTCACGCGGCGCTAGAGACTTCGGCAGGCAAGCGGCGGGCCAAGACTATCGTTATCTCGACTTCTGCAAGCGACGACACACACCCGTTTTCGCAGATGCTGGACAATCCCCCGCCTCATTCCTTCATCATCGAATGCCGCGCACCTCTGGGCCAGCCTGCCGACGACCTGGACGGCATCAAGGCTGCGAACCCCGGCGCGGAACATGGCATCGGCCCGTCCCTGCAATGGCTGCAAGATCAAGCCCGTGTGGCGATCCAGCGGGGCGGGCAGGCTCTGACCGGCTTCCGGCTCTACTCGCTTAATCAACGCGTCTCGGACGTGGGCAAGGCGCAGCTTGTGACGGCTGACGAATGGCAGGCTTGCGAGGTGACAGACCTTCCGGCGCGCGACGGCGATTGCATCATTGGCCTGGACCTTGGCGGCAGCCGCAGCATGTCCGCCGTGGCGCTGTATTGGCCGCTAACAGGCCGTCTGGAGGTTCAGGGGGCATTCCCCCAGAAACCCGGCCTTGCGGATCGTGGCGAAGCTGACGGCGTGAAGGACCGCTATGTCACGATGGCCGAGCGTGGCGAACTGCTGACGACCGGCGAAAGCACTGTGCAAGTCGGGCCTTGGCTGCGGCAAGTCTGGGACGATCTGGTTCAGGGCGCAGACGTGCGGGCGCTTGTCTGTGACCGATACCGCCAAGCCGAACTGCTGGACGCTCTGACAGCGGCAGGCATCCGCGTTCCTGTCGTCTTTCGGGGGCAAGGCTTCCGCGATGGCGGGCAGGACGTGGAAGGCTTCCGCAAGGCTGTCTTTGACGGTGAAGTGCAGGTTACGGCGTCCCTGCTGCTGCGCTCTGCGGCGGCTGACGCGCTTGTCGTGGTCGATGACGCCATGAACGCCAAGCTGACCAAGGCGCGAAGCCTGGGCCGCATTGACGCAATCGCAGCCTCCATCCTGGCAGTTGCCGAGGGCCAGCGGCGCAAGGCGGCACCCCTGCGAAAAGCGAGGGTTGCATGGGCATGATGCGCGACTGGCACCGGCATTCAAAGCGCGTGACCTCCACCAAACGCTGGCAGGTTCTGCGCCATATCGTGCTGGAACGGGACGGATGGGCTTGCGTGGACTGCGGCACCCGGCGCGGGCGGCTGGAAATCGACCATGAAAAGCCCGTGCGGACGCATCCCGAATTGGCCTTTGACCCGGCGAATTGCGCCAGCCGCTGCCCTTCCTGCCACACGAAAAAAACCCGGATCGAGTGCGGGCATCCCGCGCCGATCATCACCCCCGAGCGGCAAGCCTGGGGGCAACTCGTTGCCGATCTGGCGACAAACCCCAACCCGGCAACATGAGGAAATCGAAATGCTGGATAGTGTGAAAATCAGCCGTCGCCAGTCGGAAATCCGGCAGGCTCTCGCTGGCCTGGTCGGCAAGGAAAGCCCGACCGAGGACGAAACCCGCCAGATGGAAACCTTGGACGGTGAATACCGCAACAATGAGGTGAAGTATCGCGCGGCGCTGATTGCCGAGGATACCGAACGGCGCCAGGCCGGGGCCGATCTGGAAACCCGCTCCGACCGCGAGTTTGCCGAACTGATTGGGCGCTTTGAACTGCGCCAGGTGGCCTTGTCGCTGGACGAAGGCCGGGCGCTCTCTGGCGCGACTGCCGAGGTTGTGCAGGAACTGCGCGCCAAAGGCGGCTATCAGGGCATCCCGATCCCCCTGGCGGCTCTGGAAACCCGTGCGGGCGAAACCGTCGCGGCTGACGTGCCGAACCCCAAGACGATCCGCCCGATCATCGACCGCATTTTCCCGAACTCGGTTGCCGAGCGTCTCGGGATCCAGCGGATCAACATCACGGCGGGCGAACTGGCCTTTCCCGTGGCGACCGCTGGCGCCATCTTCGGCTGGCAGACGACCGAACTTGGCAACGTGGGCGGGCCTTCCGCTTTCGACACCTCCGAACGCAGCCTGAACCCGGATCATACCGGGGGCGCTCAAATGGTCATCAGCCGCAAGGCGCTGAAACAGGCCGGCGAGGGTCTGGAACAGGCCATTCGGCGCGACATGAACGCGGCCATCGGCGCGGAACTGGACCGGGTTGTCGTGAACGGCAGCGGCACGGCTGGCGAACCTCTGGGCATGATCCCCGGCGCGGCAACCTATGGCATCCCCTCGACCGCCGTTGGTGCAACCGCGACCTGGGCAGCCTTCCGGGCGCAGATCGTGGCGTTCATGCAGGACAACGCTATCACGGCAGCCAATCAGGTGAACCTGGGCTTTGACCCGGCGATCTGGGCCGAACTGGACGACGCGCTGATCACCGGCACGGCTGTTTCGGAATGGGACCGCCTGACCAAGCATGTCGGCACCCCGGCAATCTCGAACGTGATCCCGGCAGAAACCGCGATCATGACCGCGACCGTGCAAGGCATCGCGCCGGGCTATCTGGGCATCTGGGGCGGCGTTGACCTGATCCGCGATCCCTACACCAAGGCGCACTCGGGCCAGCTGGTGCTGACCGGGCTTGTGACGGCTGATTTCACCGTCCCGCGCGGGATGCAGACCCGCATCCTGACCGGCATTGGTGAACCCTGATGCTGTGGGGGGCGTCACTCGGCGCACTGGAACTGCGCAGCGACGGCGGGGCAACCCGCCTGCGGGCGACGTTCCCCTATGGCGCGGAAACTGAACTGGCACCGGGGCGGCGTGAAGTCATCGCCCCGCGCGCCTTTGCTGACCGGATCGAGGAAGGCGGCGAAATCCACCTACTATCCGGTCACGACTACAACCGCCCGCTGGCATCGACCACGGCGGGCAACCTGTCCCTGCGCGACAGCGACGACGCGCTGACGATCGAGGCCGAGATTGACGGCGGCACGACCTGGGCGCGCGACTTCCTGGCAGCCCATGCCAGTGGGTTGATCCGTGGGTTGTCGCCTGGGTTCCGCGTCACCCCCGAGGGGGAACGGATCGAACGGCGGGGCGCGGGCGTCCTGCGCACCATCACCCGCGCGGCGCTCTTTGAATTATCGGCCGTCACCCGGCCTGCCTATCCTGCGGCGCAGATCGAGGCGCGGGCATGGGAAACCCATTGGGACCGGCTGCCCTATCGCGGTCCGGCCTATCACCTGAACCGTTGGAGGGTCTGATGGGCTTTATGGATCTATTCCGGCGCAAACCGTTGGAGGCGGCAACGGTTGAAACCCGCGCCATCCAACCGGGCTATACCGCATCGCTCATGGCAGCCCGCGAGGCTTGGATTTCCGGCGCATCCGGCCTGGGCGAGGTGACAGCGGCTGTGCAGACTTCAGTTAGCCTCTGGGAAGCCGGGTTGTCCCTGGCTGATGTGACCGGCACTGACCTGCTAGACCGGCGCAGCATGGCGATCACCGCCCGCGCCCTGGCCTTGCGGGGCGAATGCCTTTTCCTGATCCGTGACCGGCTGATCCCGGCGACCGATTGGGACATATCGACCCGCTACGGAATGCCGCGCGCCTATCGCGTGGGATTGCCAGAAATCGGCGGCGGACGGAATGAAACCGTGCTGGCGGGCGAGGTGCTGCACTTCCGCATTGGCTGCGATGCTGTCACCCCCTGGGCAGGCTCTGCACCCCTTGGCCGGGCCAAGCTGTCGGCGCAGCTTCTGGAAGCCATCGAAACCGCCTTGCGCGACGTTTACCAGGATGCGCCTATCGGTTCACAGATTATCCCCGTTCCCGAGGGCAGCGCGGATGACATGGCCGAAATGCGGCGCAGCTTCCGGGGGCGACGTGGGGCGGCTCTGGTGATCGAGGGCGTGGCGCAGGCGACGGCGGCGGGCATGAACCCGAACATCGGCAAGTCACCGGATCAGCTTAGCCCTGACCTGTCCAAGACCCTGGCCGACCGACTGTTGACCGATGCCAAGGGCGCGATCTTCGGCGCGTTCGGCATCCTGCCCGGCCTGCACAACCCCGCCACGACCGGGCCGCTTGTGCGCGAGGCGCAGCGGCACCTGGCGCAGCTTGTGTTGCAACCGATTTGCAATCTGATGGCCGAGGAAGCGACCGAGAAGCTAGGCGCACCCGTGGCAATCGACGCTGTTAGGCCGATGCAAGCCTTTGACCACGGCGGCAAGGCGCGGGCCTTTAGCGCGATGCTGCAAGCCATGGCGCAGGCGAAAGAGGCCGGGCTTGACGACGCGACCGTCAAGGACGCGCTGCAATTCATTGATTGGGCAGACTGATGGAAACCCCGACCGCAGCCGATCTGAACCGGATTGCCGCCTTCTATGAGCCTGTCGAAGATAGGGACGATGACGGGATGATCGTGCAGGACTGGATCCTGCGGTTCACCCTGGCGGCGCATGTCCTGTATCTGCGCGGCTCCGAGGCCGTCATGCAGGCGCGGTTGCAGTCGAAAAACCCGGCCATCATCACCATCCGGCACTCTGTCCAGGCGCGGGCCATCACCTCCGAATGGCGCGTGAAGGTGGATGGACGGACCTTTGAAATCCAAGAGGATCCCCGCCCGGATCAAGGGCGGCGAACGCTGGCAATGCTGGCACAAGCATAGGGCCGGGATGCGCCCTGCGGATCATGTCCACCGCGAAGCATCTGGGATTAGACGGCGAGTGCCCGGCTTTTGGGAGCCTAAACCCCGTCAAGGCGCGGCCTTTTCTTTCTGGGGGCGCGGCGCGGGCAGGCACGGCGACACCGGGGCTTGTCACATGCCCGAGCAAGGGCATCCCCTCCGTAGAGGGACAGGGGCCGGGATGGCACAGGGGAACTGCGCGCCCGGCTCCGCTTTGCATAACAAAGAAAAAGCCCCGCACTAGGCGGGGCTAAAAACCTGATTTATGTTGCCTGTTAGGCAATCATCGCATGGGGCTGGTCAAAGCCATCCAACAAGGCATCAACTTGGTCAGACCCCGCTTCAATGGGACCATCCACACCGTTAAGCCAGAGGTCAGCATCTACCAGATCAATCAGAGTGCGGCTGACAGGGACACTTTGAATGCGCGCGAACGCGGCCTGAAGTTCGGCCTGAATGCTCTCGTTCATCACCGGGAGCGAGGCGATTTTCGTCTCGTCTGCCATGGTCACAGTTCCTTTGCCAAATAATTGCCACCATGTGGCACGTAAGGGTGCCGGTAGCTTCTATAGCCGTATCGTTCGTACTTGTGCGGCGCAAGTGGGTCTTTGATTAGAACTCTCTCTGACCCAAGAAGTTTCGCATACTCCTCAGCACACGCCAACACAATCATCAGCACCCGGCCCTGTACATAAGTACGCCCATAGTAACGTTCCACCCACTTGACAGTAAGGTGAGTTCGAGCATGAGAAGGACTGCCTAGCGCAAGCGCCGCAAGCGTTTGAACCCCCTCAACTTCTTGCCAAATTGCCAAGTCAAAAATTTCTGGATCTTGATACGCAGGCATGACAATGTCTGCCCAACTCTTTGAAAAGCCCATGAAAGTTGTTTCCCCATAGTGCTTTGGCCATTCAGTAGAGGCAAACTCTAGGGAACTAGGCATCTGAGGCGACAAAATTGAGGATAAGGTCAGGCGGTCGAACCGCGCTAGGCTTCCTGGCTCACGAAGGATCCTAGCATTCAGAGCAGTCTGTACACGGCTTCTCGCTTCAGACCTCAGAGCATAGTAGTAAAGCCGTCCTGGACTTACATCACTCATAATAACCTCAAATTTGATTCGTTCCTTATCTATTTGAGATAGACAAATTTTGCATCTGTGCCTTAAAATTTCGTTAAAGCTAAGTGCGTGCAACACCTTGCCACAACAGCCTAAGCCGCTTGGCGGCTTCCTCATCAGGCGTTACAAGCGGCGGCTCACTATAAGACTCGGCCCAACCTTTTTAGGTCAGCCAGACATTGGCACAAACGGCTGCCCATCCTCTCGTCTTATGGACACCCCGCCGTCGCTACGTTCTAAGACGACTAAGCTGCCCGCAAATGTAGCCCGCCTGGACACGCCATCTTTCATTGTCGCTGCTAACGCCAGATCAAATTCGCTTGGTCCTGCCGGGTATGCTTCATCAAGCGAAGCTACAATTTCAGCATTCATGCTGCGATTGTTTGCATCTGCGGCGGCCTTGATCCGGTCGCGCAGATCATCAGGCATCCGAATGTTGACCTGGGCCTGCTCACGGGCTGGCGGCTTAGACATGTAGTCCCCACGCTATCACATGCCAGCACAATGCTACTTTTTACCATTGACGCAATACCAGCACTATGCTGTTATAGCATTGTGCTGGTATCGAGGACTGCTATGTCAGAAATGAAGCAACTGCCGATCCGCTTCCCCGCCGATGTGAAGGCATGGCTGTCGGATCAAGCCCGGCTCAATGGTTCGAGCCAGAACAGCGAAGTGATCCGCGCCGTCCGCGAACGGATGGAGCGTCAAGAGGCCGCGACGGCCTAACCATTGGAGGAAATGATGATGACCGAACAACGCGCCTGCGCGAATGATACCCTTCGCCCTACTACGCGGGACGACAAGGAACATGAATTTTTGACGCTCATGGCCGAAATGGACGAGGTGGAGAAACTAATTTTCCACGGCGCTGTGAAGGCACTAGCCGAGCGGCAGATCACGCTGCAACAGTGCCTCGACCGATTGACCGATCATTTTGAACGATACCGGCGCGGCGAAGCAATTTCCTTAGAGGAGCTTGGCCTAGAAGGGGAAGCGGCATGATACAGACCGCCCGCGATCAGCCCAGTCGCGGGCGACCTCTTGAAAAAATCAATTACACCTATTGCAAATCCCAATTTGTGTGCTACCTTTGGGAAAACGCAAGAGGTGCGCTATGACTGAATTCCCTAAAACAACCCGCTTTAAGGCAGCGACTAAGCTGGCCTGCACCATCGCCGGTGTAAAAACCGACCGCTTCAACGAGGCCATTCACGCAGGCTTCTATCCATGTGCCCCCGAGACGACGCCGGGGCGGGCCCGCAGCTTTGATGTAAACGACATCATCGCGTTGCGCCTTTATCAGCGGTTCCTAGACGGCGGTATGAGCGCAAAGATGGCCGGAAGCAAAGCCTGCTCTGTCCGTGACTTTCTGCGTCAGTATCCAGAGGCAGATCAGGTTTACATCGTCAAAACAGCGTTTGATGACGGTGATGCAGAGAAGGGCCAGTATCGCGAAGGCTACCTGTTGCCGGACTTCGATGTGAAGGAGCAGCACCTGCGCGGCTTTAGCAACCTCGATCCCGATGTGGTCAGCGTCGAGGTGTTCAACTTCCACTACCTGCGCGGCCGGATCGTCCATGCGATCGAAGAAGCTGCGTCCGTGATTGGTGAGGATTGATCCACATGACCAAGGCATTGCCCCTCTGGGCCAGCGAAAAAACTGCGGCATCGCTTCTCGACATGAAGCCCTGCGAGTTTCGGGCGCTGGTCGCGGATGGGCATCTGCCGCGTGGTCGCGAGATAGCCCCCGGCCTAGTCCGTTGGAACGCTGACGATCTGCGCGCCATCGGGCGCGGCGAAGCCATTGACGGGGGGATCAGCTGGTGAGGAAAGCAGGCCGCAAGCCCTATGTCCGCGAGGTGAAGCCGGGCTTCCTCTATTTCTACCGTGGCGGCAAATACCTACATCGCTTCACCGCCCCCGAGAACACCGAAGAATTCGACCGCCAGTATTGGGAGGTCATGACCGGCAAAAAGGCAGAGGCCAAGCGGTCCTGGGCTGCTGCGATCCAGATCCTTCGCGAGTCGGATCGTTGGGCCGCGAAGTCCGTCCGCTATCGCCAAGACCTTGAACCCGTGCTGACCTACCTGATCGACAAGATCGGCAAGCGCGATGTGGCACGGCTGACGCAGGCGGACATTTACGCGGCAATGGACAAGAACAAGCACCGCGTCCGCTTCGCCAACTATATCCCCGTTGCCATCAGCATGATCGCGAAAGAGGTGATTCGGCGGCGCTGGATGAACGATAACCCGGCTAAGGGCATCGAACGCTTGGCCGTGCCGAAGGACCGGAAGCAACCGCACATCCCTTGGCCTGATGCTGCCGTCGCCAAATGGCGGGCCGAGGCTGGACCGCTGGAACGGCTGATCTTCGAGATTGGCGTAGGCAGCGTCCAGCGGCCCAGCGATTGGGTAGGCTTCACCTGGGGCGACTATGACCCGACAGGCGACGGAACGCTGCGCCTGCGCCAGAACAAGACAGATGTGGCCTTGGTCCTGCCCTGCACGGTGGCATTGAAGGCGGCGCTGGACGCGGCCAAAGCGGCCCTACCCTTCGCCCCCCTGCCCGCCCGCCACATCATCACCAAGCAGGACGGCAGCCGCATGGACTATCGGCGCATGGCCGAGGTGATGCTGGCCGAGCGGCGGCGGCTGAACCTGGAAGCCTATGACCTTCACGCCCTGCGCTACCGGGGCGTCATGGAACTGGCTTGGGCAGGCTGCGACGACGACGAGATCATGTCCTACAGCGGACATGCCACCAAGGCGATGGTGCGAATGTATGCCGGGGAAGCCCGGCAGATCATGCGGGCCAAGCAAGCCCGCGCCAAGCGGCCCTGA